ACCAATCAATTCCTCGGCATCCCTCTCGTTTCGTTTCGCCGCTTTCTCCAATATCTGATCCACCCTTTGCCCGCTAATCGCAAAATGTTCCCCGATCTTTTTGCTACTAAACCGCTTCCGCTTCATCCTTTTCATCTGAGGCAGCCTGAAGTCATATTCCTCATGTACTCGCCAGTTCAGCGTCATGCGCTTAAACCGGCCGCTTCGCTTGGCCTTCTCGCTACGTAGGCTAATTACAGTCATCAGTAAAGATTCACTCGTTCTTGTACTAGCTCGCCGATTGCTCGGAACTCACGGCCCGCTATAGCTGGAGCTCCAAGTCCTCCACTCTCGCTTAAACGCTCGGCCGTACTGGCCGCAACCTTGCAAGCTTCCCTCAAAATAAGGAGCTGAGGCAACGAAAATTCACCCATTAAAAAAAACGTCAACGCATAAGACTATGCTCACGCCCTTACGCCCCCGCAACATTCCCGCAACTTTCTGCAACCGTTACGCCGTCGCATCTGTTCAGCTATCATCCCCCCAGAAGCAAAAGCTGCATACATGCCGTTAATTGAGTCTCTAATTAGTGACCATAAAAATGCACGCAAGAGAACAGAGAAATCAGCCGCTCTTATTAAGGAATCAATAGACCGATACGGAACAGCCAGATCAATCGTTATTGATGAAGAAAACAGAATCCTTGCAGGCAATGGCACCATCGAAGGAGCTAAAGCCGCAGGTATAAAAAACGTTCGCATCATCGAAACCAATGGCGACGAGATAATCGCCGTAAAACGCACCGGCTTATCCGAAGACGAAAAGGTCGGCTTAGCTCTCGCTGATAACCGCACAGCTGACCTGTCCGAATGGGATCAGGAGATGCTGCATCAGCTCTCTGAAGAGCACGACATCTCCGACTGGTTCACACAAGAAGACCTTGACGAACTCCTCAGCGTCGACAAGCTCGACCCCGCTGAAGGCAACACTGATCCTGACGACGTACCAGAAACACCAGAAGATCCAACAACAAAACCCGGTGATCTATGGATCCTTGGCAACCATCGCCTGCTCTGCGGTGATAGCACCAACCCGCAGCACGTTGAACGACTGATGGATGGCAAGAAGGCTGACATTTGCATCACTAGCCCGCCATACGGGGTAAATCTTTCTTACAAGTCATACAAAGACAGCTTTGATAAAACACTTCAGTTGATCAGAGACGTTATTCCATTAATCACTGCTCACACTAAAAACTATGCTGTAATTAACTTTGCTGACATTGTGCCCGGTTCTGAAATTGTTGGTTCTGATGGGCCGTGTCAGTATTTGATGGGGGGAAATTATTTCGACGCATTTCGCGCATCTGGTTGGGTTCTTTGGTCTCAACGTATTTGGAAAAAGCCTCACGGGAAAGTTTCTGCACCGTGGACACGTAACTCAAACCGCGCTGCCGCAGATTGGGAACACATTTACACATTTGCAGCGCCAAAACCATCGTTTAACGAGCGCTGCAATGGCTCTTGTTTTGGCGTCATAGATTCGGCTAATTCTGGCGAGTCGAAAGTTCTTGATAAGCATCCTGGCGCGTTCCCTATCTTTGTTCCTGAAACGCTTATTCCAATTCACTCAAAGCAAGGTGCAATCGTTTTGGAGCCATTTGGTGGCACTGGCACAACGCTTATCGCATGCGAACGTCAGAATCGACACTGCCGAATGATGGAGCTAGACCCTGCTTACGTTGACGTAATAGTGAAACGCTGGGAAGACTTCACCGGCAATACCGCCATCTGTGAACCATCTGCCGAGCACTTCCAAGAGGAGTTAGAAGTCTGATGGCAGCAAAGAAAAAGCCTTATGGGGGAAAAAAGCCTTACAAGAAGTCCACTGCTGCGGAAGTCCATATCCGTGTAAACCGTGTTGCGCGGATGCTTTCAAATGGTGCAGTGCGATCTGAGATTCTTCAGTACGGCACGAAAGAATGGGGGGTAAGTGATCGCTCTGTTGATGACTACATACAGAAAGCACGGGAGCTGTTGAAGGAAGATTGGGAGATCGACCGACGCACCTTTACCGCAGAGCTACTATCCCAGCTAGCCAGTCTCCAAAAGGATTCACGCAAGAACGGTCAGGGCCATATCGCCCTAGGTTGTATTAACTCAGCCGCCAAAATTGCTCAGATAATGAACTAACAATGACTATGACAAAACCTGATCCACTCATGCCAAGCCTTCCTGGCGCTCAAGACATCGAAGCAATGACCAACCGTGTTAAATACCTTGAGCAGCTTTTCTTCAAAGATGGCCGCGACAAAACAGATCATCCGATGAAAGGCATTTATACCGGTTTGATTGCTACCTATGAAAACATCCCTGAGCCTTTAGCCCCTTGTGATGATCCGCTCCAATGACAATGCATCAATTCCATATTGATAGACGATTCACCGATTCTTTTGAAGGTTGGTTCGCCCTTCCTGTTGATTTGGGAGAGGACTTAAAAACTATCGAGACACTAGAGGCTGATGGATACATTTGTTACATGAGAAACAGAAGTAACCCAGACTGGATCGTTGCTTTAAGGCCCCCCGATAGTGAAGAACCTTGGCACGTTGACGATGATGATGAATACATTGTGACTCATGAAGAAAGCCAGAGATTTTGACCATTCTGCTTAACTGCCCCGGTGGCAACATCCTTGAGAAAGTTGAGCAGGCAGAAAGCCCATGTAATTACACCGCCGCTGAATTAAAGGCAAGGATCTGGAAAGATCTATTGCCAGCACAAAAGCAATTCGTAAAAGATGAAAGCCACCGCATTCTTGGTTACATCGGCGGGTTCGGTAGTGGAAAATCTTTTGCGCTCTGCAGTAAAGCAATCTGGCTAGGGCTATCTAATCCAGGGACGACGGCAATGATGGCCGAGCCTTCGTTCCCAATGATTCGCACGGTATTAATCCCAGCAATGAATGAGGCTTTAGAGCGGTGGGGCGTTGAATATGATTTTCGCGTTTCCCCTCAACCTGAATTTAATCTCAAGCTTCCAGGCGGTGACCTAAAAATTCTTTGTCAATCAGCTTCTAACTGGCAGCGTGTAAGAGGTCAAAATATTAGCTTTGTGCTCTGGGATGAGGCCGACACAACAGACGCCGAGACAGCACAGAAGGCAGGTGAAATGTTCCTCGCCAGGATGAGAACAGGCAACATAAACCAGCTAGCGATTGCCTCTACGCCTGAAGGGTTCCGATACTGTTACCGGCAATTTGAGGAGCTAAAAGGACCGGATAAAAGGCTGATTCGCGTTAAGACAAAGAACAACCCTCATCTACCTGATGGCTTCATTGAATCGCTGCAACGCAATTACCCAGCTCAATTAATAAATGCCTACCTAGAAGGCCAATTCGTCAACATGGCGAGCTGTGCCATATATCCAGATTTTGACAGAAGCCTGAATTACACCGATACAGAGCCCAGGCCATTAGATACGGTATTTGTCGGCATTGATCTAAACGTTGGCAACTGTGTCACGCAGCATTTAGTAAAACGTGGTGAGGAGTTCCATTTCTTTGCTGAGGCTGTATATCGAGACACTCAACAGATCGCCTCTGGCTTGGCTGAGTTATACCCCGAGCACTTCCGCCGCGGCCTATTAACCCTTATCCCAGATGCAGCTAGCAAACAACGTGCCACGGCAGCCGCTCAAGAATCAGATTTAGGCATCCTCAAGAAGTACGGGCACAAGGTCCAGGTGCAGCAATCCAACCCAATCATCCAAGACAGGATTAACGCTGTAAGGGCATTGATTGAGCAAGGAAAAATCAAGGTTGGTAATGGCTGCCCGCATTTGATCCGAACCTTTGAACAGCACGCTTATGACGAGAAAGGACGACCCGCCAAAGGAGGCGTAGGGATGGATGATCTGAGCCATGCCGGTGATGCTGCTGGCTATGCCATTTATAGGCTTGCAGCAATTAGACAATGGAAGACTGGGCGGGCGAAGGCCAAGATTGCTCAGATCTGGTAGCTTGTGACTGCCTGGATCATTGGTTGGTTTCAGGTGTGTTTAGGCATTTGAGGCCCGGCTGGTTACCGGGCTTTTTCCTTTGGATGCTCCCCTTAGACTGGCTCAATACGGCTAGTGAGGCTAAAGGGTGCCAACTAATACCCCGACCCCTGTTGATTCATATCCCTCAGGGATTTATGCGCCAGAGAATTTAAACGTTGAACCAGAAGCCGCGGTTAATCCTGGGGATGATCCGAGCTGGGTGACATCTGTTGTTGAAATGATGAGTCGAGGCTGGGTGCCTATAGATCTATGCGTTGGCGGCACTCAAGCATTTAGGGCTAATGCCGCGGTATTCCTTCCCCAAGAACCAGCAGAGAATCAGGAAGCATGGGAAAGACGAGTAAGCCATGCAACGCTCAGCCCTTATACGGTAAGAATCGCGGAACAAGCAGCGGGTCTTATTTGCCGCAAGCCAATTCAATTACAGAGCAAGGATAAGGACGGAGAGCTAGACCCTTATTGGGAAGATTTCGCCCAGAATGTTGATGGCTTTGGAACAAGCGTTGATGCCTTCGCTAGGAATTTAGTTCTGCGTTCTGTCTTATATGGCCATGCTGCAGTTCTTTGCGATTATCCATCAACAGAAGCTGCATTAAACCTGGCTGACGAAAGGCAACGAGGTCTGCGCCCTTATTTTATTAATGTTGGGCCCCATCAGATTCTTGGTTGGCGTCGCAAGGGTGATAGCCCTACCGCACCATTGAGCATGGTCAGAATTCTTGAGAGAGTATCAGAAAACCTCGGGGAGTTCGGCGACAAAGAAGTTATTCAGGTGCGCGTATTAGAAAGAGGCCGTTGGCGGGTATATCGAGAAGGCGCGAACGGTTGGCAGGTTTACCAGGAAGGTGAGACGAGCTTAAAAGAAATCCCGCTAGCCGTTACTTATAGCCAGAAGGTGGCAGAGCTAGTCAGCAAGCCACCGTTAACGAGTATTGCTAACTTGAACATAGCTCATGGTCAGCGTACGGCTGATTTGTCTTTTAGCCTTCATATCGCGGCACTCCCTCTCCTCGTACTCCAAGGATTTGATGACGCTGATTCTGAGATAGGGCTTTCAGCTAATACAGCGCTACTGCTGCCAATTGATGGCAAGGCTAGTTATGTGGAGCCTGCTAGTTCTGCGTTTCAATCACAGCAAAACTACATAACGCAGCTAGAGGAGCAGATGTCGAATCTAGGCATCTCTACGCTCTTCTCGCAGAAGATGGCCGCCGAGACGGCTGCTAGCAAAGAGCTATCACGTTCTGATAGTGATTCCCTTTTGTCAGTTGTCAGTCAAGACTTGCAGCAATGTATTCAAGACGCTTTTGATATGGCCGCGGCCTATGTAGGCATCGAAGCCCCAAGCGTCACGATTGACCGTGACTTTAATTTGCAGACGCTAGACGGGGCACAAATTCAAAATTACATGCAACTGTGGATGAATGGAGCGATAACACAAGCCACCTTGTTGTCATGTTTGAAAACTGGAGAAATCCTCCCCGCTATTGATGTAGAGGAGGAGGTAGAGCTAACAGCTCAAGAGAAGCAGGACAGCATGGCTTTGGTGCCCAACATGATGGGAAGTGGTGGTGAAGTAGAGGAAAAAGTGGAGGTAGAAGAGAAGGACGAAGACGACGGATCAGACGAAGAGATGAGAAAGATTCTTGAGGAGCGCTTAAGACCTAAAGCAAGGGATAACGGAGAGAAAAACTAATGGCATTGTCTAACGTTGAACTACTCAATCTGTTGCTTGAATCAACAGAGACCAAGGTTGTTACGGGGAACGCTGGCGCGGATGGTGTCGGGATTGCCAGCATCACGCAGGACGATGAAAGCGTTCTCATTGCCTTAAGTGATGGCACCATTGAAACCCTTGTATTGCCTAAGGCAAAGGACGGAGAGAGAGGCGAGGCAGGCAGGGACGGAATTGATGGCCTGCCGGGTTTGCCGGGTTTAGACGGAAAGGATGGAAAGGATGGAAAGGATGGAATTAATGGCATAACCCCCGCGCCTGCCGTTGGTATTACAACCGCGGTCATTAGTGACGGGCGCTTGCTAATCGGGTTTAGTGATGGGTCTTATGTCGATGCAGGCTCTGTTATCGGCCCAGCGGGCGAACGTGGTGCAACTGGTAGTGATGGGCAACAAGGCAAAAATGGTGGATCGATCCTTTCAGGGGAAGGCCCCCCCAGAGCTGAACTAGGGAATATCGGCGATTTTTACATTGATTTGGGGTCTCAATTCCTCGATTTCTACGGGCCTAAAACAGACGGGAAAGGCGGCAAAGCTTTTTCTAAGGATGCCAAGCGAGGCGGCTGGGGTTTACCAATGCAACTCAGATCTGGCCCGGTGGGAGCCTCTGGGGCAAGCGGCGGCGGCGGCAGTGGTGGTGGTGCGGTAGCAAGTGTCAGTGTCACCGCTCCGATTGTTAATAGCGGAACAGCAGCTAATCCGATTATTGGCGCAACGTTGGCGGCTGTTGCTACGTCAGGTGATTATGCCGATCTAATAAATCAGCCAACCCTTGGCACTGCGGCGGCTACAGCATCAACCGACTATGCGACAGCAGCACAAGGCGCAACAGCCGATGCAGCATCAGCGGCCTTGGCTACTAAGGCTGATTTAGTTAATGGGGTAGTACCTACCAGCCAAATTCCGGCGGTAGCTCTGACGCAATACCTAGGGACGGTGGCAAATCAGGCGGCCATGCTTGCGCTAACGGGCCAAGAGGGAGACTTCTGCATTCGTTCGGATAGTTCGCACACTTGGGTCATAACCGGCAGCAATCCAGCAAGCATTAATGACTGGATCGAGCTTGTTACCCCGACTTCAGATGTAACGAGCGTCAATTCCCAAACGGGAGCGGTAGTTCTTGCCGCGTCAGATGTTGGGGCCGCTACTACTGCCCAGGGAGCTTTAGCAGATAGCGCCGTTCAATCTGTATCAGTAACCGCCCCAATCGTTAATAGCGGGACTGCAAAAGATCTGGCGCTAGAGCTTGGCACAATAGAGGGGGGTACATATTAACAAAACTCAATGAACGAAGATTATCAAATTACGAAAGAGCTTGCAGAGGTAAAAACCAAGGTTGACATGATTACCTCTGAAGTCGGAAAGGAAGAGGAGCGTTTAACGACTCTCAGCCGCGAAATCTTCCAGAGGATTAGCGCTTTAGAACGTCGGATGGCTCAGGTTTTGGTTATCGCCTTGGTCGCTTCAATCTTGCTGCCGATAGTATTTGAGACCACTTTCAAAGTCGTAGACTCAGTTCATATCCCTGCGCATCGCTAACGATGGAATTTTTGCAAGAGCCTTGGTTCTGGATCCTGGTGACTGGTGCATCTGAAATCGTGGGGATGTCCAAGCTGAAATCCAATTCAGTTGTTCAGCTTTTGTTCCAAGCCTTGATGGCGCTAAAGCCAAAGAAACTCCCAAAGGGCTAGAGCAACCCCGCGCTAGATACTCATGGACCTATTCAAGCGTTAGCGCGTTGGATGAGTTGCAGCGATATGCCGCGGCCCAGAAGTTCAGAACCTCTCTCGGTCGCAAGCTGGATAGAGAGGTAGAGGAGGCAGCAAAGGAGATGGAACGGCTTGACCCAACCCGTGGCCCTATTCATATTGATGAGCCAGGCGATGGGCCATTAGGGGGCGCTATGGGCATCAAGGGACCATGGAGACGGGACTAATCTGGAGGCGTAACGATTGCGCCTCTTCTCAATGGCTCCAAAGAAAAAGCAAGGTTTTAATTCACGGCTAAACGAAAGCCTTGGTGCTCGCAACGGCAAGAAGTCACAGAGCCTCAAGTCTCGCCGTGATGAGTCAAAGGGAACTGAAAAGGCTGCAGGCCGTAAGGCTTACTCAGGCAATAAGTCTTCAGCACAAGGGAAGGCCCGCAAAAAGAAGTGAATGCTAGAGAGCGTTTTTTGCTCTATCTGCTTGGCTCTGTTTTCGCTAGCCAGATTGTCCTTTTCAGTTGGGGCGTCTGGCAGTGCGGATCACACGGCGGGTTAAAAGCTTGCCCAGAGCTAGGCCAGCGTTATGACACCACCTTTGCAGTAATGATCAGCACGACGCTTGCGTTGTTAACTGGCGTAAGCAGCAATACGCCTAAGCAACGCTAGGATTTCGGGCGAGGGTTTCCTGGGCCCTTTTAGGTAAACCCCCCGGCGTTTTGACGAGTGCCCTGGGGGGTTTCCTTTATGGGTATGATTTGCGCATCGAAACGCGTTGGGTGCGAAGGGTAATCAATCCCTGGGCCGGCCAACCCCTGTAAAGGTCGTACTGCCCTCAAAAGGGCGGGCTGATGAGGATCGGTCGCATCGCCGCCTTAACGGGCGGCTTTGTCGTTGCTACCCCTGATCCTTAGGGGTAAGCTTTGCAACCCATCCTCGGGCTCATGAGTGATCCTTCCCCATCACCTGTCATGAAGGAACGTATTCCCGTTATCCCTGGAATGGCCATTGGCGACGGTCGCATTAATAACGCCAGCTATTTTCCTGGGTTTGATGAGGTCTCAGAAATCATGAGAATGGCGAGGGATTCCGTGGCAGGCGTTGACGCAGCAAGACGAATCCTGACTCAGCTAGCTCACAAGGCGTTAAAAGAGCCAAAGGCCGCGCTTCATTGCCGGCTTTATCAAGTGGCCTTAGAAGACATCGGCGAAAAGTTTGACCACCCGCACGAGTCAAGGCCTTTTCTGAAGCGTATAAGTGAGCCGCCTTAAAACGGGCGGCTTTGTTGTTCTTACCTGTCGCCGCGTGCTTTATCGGCTTCTGTTGAGAGCCATAGAGACCCGTCTTCTGATGGGAGCCGTTCAGCTAATAGGTCAAGAATCGCGGCCATTCCTACGGCTGGTCCTTGGCTTTTCCAGGCCACAGCTCCCCGCGCTTCCACCATCTCCATCCAAAGCGACTTCACCTGAGAGGACTTCTGCAAGGCTTGGCTCATCGGTCGTAATGGCTTTGGTTTTACGTGATGCTTTAGGTGTTGCCTTTTTAGCTGATGGCTGCTTAGGCGGATCAGGAACCTCAACCTCTGACTCAACGACCATTGAACCAATGCGCGTCCTGACGATTTTTGTGGCCATTTAGATTGGTATCACTAAGGCCAGAATAGACGGGGATGAATCAAAGACAGCTAGAGCTGTTCATTAGACAAGCCTTCGCAATGGAGGAGGCCTCCGCAGCCGTAATCAAGGCAACGAACCCGGCTTTCATTAAGGCCATGTCAAGAGTGCGCGAAATCGTCGGGCAGTTGCCTGATAAGAGTTTGATGCGAGAGCTGATATGGCGGCGCGAGATCATGCCTCAAATTCAGGTTGTATTGCAGCCCTATAACGACGAGCTAGCAACTGCTGTCTTGAATGGAATGGTAGAAGCTGCGCCAGAGATGCAGGCCGCGGCTATTGAGGGTCTTAAGTCGATTGTTCCACCGGGTCAGATACTGCAAGGAGCGGAGGTAATGCCGTTAGCAGAATCAACTCAAATGGCGTTGAGATCAAACCTCGTAACGGGTAAACGGTTAAATGATCTATTTGGCCCTACTGATGCTGGCGTCTCTCAATGGATGAAATCGAATCTGAGGGTAATAGATAAGAAAGTAAAAATGGGCATTCTCAAGGGGGAGCCTACTGCTGATATAGCTGACGGAATAGCGAAAAAGATGAACACTGATTGGCGCTCTGGGTTTAGTCAGTTGAATTTCAGAGGAAAATCAGCAGCAAGAGAAATCCGGGGCTGGGCTAATTCAATTGCACGTACTGGCATCCGTGACATGCAGCGCCAGGTTGATGAGTCGGTGTGGAAAGCCAACCCAGTTAGCAAGAAATTCAAGTTTGAGTGGGTCGCGGCTTTGGATGCCAGAACATGCCCAGTGTGTGCCCCCCTTGATGGGAAGGTAAGAAATACACGCGCACAATTCCCTGATTGGCCTGTTCATTGGAATTGCCGTTGTTCTGTCGTCTTGATAGATCCTGATGAAACTCAGGACGTAAGAACAGGAATCGCGGTTGCACCGCCTACGGCTAAAGGGAAGCGCCCGCCAGGATTCAAGAAGGGCGACAAAGGTGTTTACTCGTCAAAGGTCAAGGTCGATGGCAAGTGGTACTACCGGAAGACGGAGCAAATCAAGGCGGGGCCATATCAACGGCGGCCTACTTATGGCGACTATCTAAACCAATCAGACAGAACCACACAGGCGGCATTCTTTGGGACTGGTAACGCTGGGAGTGTCAGAGCAGAACGATTCCGGCAAATGACCAAAAGCGGTTTACCGCCTGATGCTGCACTAAATAAACTGATAGTTAATGCGCCAGGCACAACCGGGAAACTCAAAACGATTAACCCCGCAAAAGTCAGGTTTAAGCATTACGAGAATCTTGGTCCATGGCCTCCTGATGATTACAGAGACTAGATCGATACGCCTAAGCAGGAACAGCGTCTATATTTAGAAGCACAAGGCCCGTGGCCTTTAACGATCAACCCATTCAATCTTTATGTCTGATCAACAGGTTCAACCGTCCGTGACGGATGAAAGCGGGGCCGTGCCCATGCAACCTGAACAAGGCGCCGCCCAGTCGGAAGATTCCAACGCTTTACGCCAGAAAATGGCGTTAATGCACCAAGATCTTTTGGCAAAGGGTGAGAGCAACAAAACTCTCCGAGGCGAAATTGATCAGCTAAGAAGTCAGCTCTCTGATGTCCAAAAGACACAAAGGAAAGCTCAAGATGCCCGCCACGTTGAGGAAGGCAATTTTGAATCTCTCTGGGAGCAGACGAAGCAAACAGTTGCTGAAAGGGAGCAGACGATCTCAGCTTTAGAGCAAAAGCTTTCACAGGCTGAGAGCGACAAGAAAGCGCAATCAATTAAGACTCAGGCCGTTCAAGCTTTCCGTCAGGCAGGCGTGATCACACCCGAGCACTTATTTGAATTAAACCAAGAGCATTTCCGACTGGACGGGGATTCTTTAGTTGTTCTCGATGGGGGCGTCGAGACATCTATGGAACGTTTCGTTGAATCGGCTAAACAGCCTGGGAGCAATTTTGAGTACATGTTCCAAGGAAGCAACGCTAGGGGAATGGGTGCCGTTGGATCCACACCAGGCGGGTCAGGAGGGGTCACAGAAAACCCTTACTCGACCGGCAACTTTTCTCTCGCTGTGAAATTAGAAGGCGGGTCACCTGAGGAGCAAGCCTTGGCAGCCCGTTTCAAAGCTCAAGCAGGGAAGACATAAACCCGTTCTTTAACTTTTCTCAGACAAATGGGAGTTTTCCAAGGAAACTTTGGCAACGCTAATGGCGCGGCCACATTTACTAGCGACATTGGAAGTTCAACCAGATTAGCGACTAGCGCACCTTTTGCTAAGTATTTGCAAGAGGCTATCTGGCAAACATCAGCCTTTGTTCAATCCGGCATCCTTGGCCTGGATTCAAGGATGAATAACACAGTTGGCTCAAGGATTGAGCTGCCTTTCTTTAATAGCCTTGACTACACAGAAGAGACTATTGATTCAAGCGCTACTTGGGGTTCCAATGGAGCCGGCTATTTTACGACCCAAAAAACATCTGCGGGCACTCAGTACAGCTCTATTACTTATAGAGGCTTTGCTTATGCTGCGGATGATCTCTCTGGTTATCAGACTGGAGAAGATGCCCTGGCTCATGTAAGAGACCAGATGGCAGAAGCCATGAACCAGAAGCTAACTAGCAAGCTAGTTTCACAACTTACTGGCCTTCTTGGACCCGGCGGCCCACTAGCCGCAACCAATGCACTCGATAAGAGTGTGACAACTGGCGCTGCTGAGGCTAACTACCTTAATGCTGCGAATGTAACTGAAGCTAAGTATCTGCTAAGCGACAGAGCAGACAATCTGACCTCCATTGCAATGCACCCCAAATGTGCAGCGTATTTGGATCAGATCGGCATGCTAACTTTTTCGACCTCAGCACTATCAACTGGTGGCGCCATCCAATGGGGCGGTGGAGGCGTGGGGGTATCTTCCACAGCCGTTAAACAGTTTGCTGGGCTCAATGTCGTCACAGATAGTCAGTTGCCTATCCGTGGAACCACTGGCGAGCAGGAACAATTTGTGTGCTATTTGTTCTCTCCAGGCGTGGTTAGAACCGGTCAACAGTTCGGTCTAAACATCGAATCTGACCGCAACATCCTCGCACTACAGGACACTTTGGCTGTTTCTTATAGCAACCTGATGCATATCATCGGCACTTCATGGAGTTCTGGAGGAGACAACCCTACAAATGCGGCCCTTGCAACTGCTGGTAACTGGTCACTGGCTTATGACCCTCAACTTGTTGAGGTAGTTGAGCTAGTAGTCAACAGCCCATTTGGTGGCACTGTTGCTTGATCTAATCTGAATCTGGTCTGACTAACGGAAGGCCGGACAAAGGACCTACGGCCCCTGGTTTAACTATCAGGGGCTTTTTTATTCCCTAGGCTGGGTGGGTTCCAGGTCTCCTGATGGTCGGTTTGATTCGGCTTTATATCTACCGAAACGGCGTTCAAGACGTTCGTGACGTTCCGCTTCGTGAGGCGAAAGAGACGCGGCTTAGACTGTTAGCGGAAGGGTGGACGGTTTACCACTCCCAAGAGAGCTAATGGCATTTGACGCGACTTTAGGTTCATCTGATGCCACGTCATACGTGACGGTTGCAGAGGCTGATGCGATCTGGGCTAATACCTTGAGCGATGCAAATTGGGTTGCCCTTACGACCGCGCAAAAAGAAAGTTCATTGATGGCCAGTACTCAAGCGCTAGAGGTGCTGACGTTTTTAGGAGATCGCTGCAATCCAGCAACAAATGATGCAGCTAAACAGCAGCGCCTTCAGTGGCCACGTTCTGGGGGCACTTGTAAGGGCATTATGTCGGCATGCTCTGCGATCCCTTTGCAAGTACAGCAGGCTTGCAGCTATTTGGCCCTTTCTTTATTTAATGACCCGGCCGCAATAATCCCAGGAGTGCCAGGGATAGCGCCAGAGACTGGCCCAATTAAAAAGCAGAAGCTAGGGGAGATGGAACAGGAATATTTCAGCCCTGCAGACATGGGTCAAAAGGTTGATGTATCAGCGCCAATAGTTCTCCAGAAATTCCCTTGGCTTACTGACGTTTTGAGCTGTTGGCTTAGCGGCACGTATGGCTCTAGCAAGATCTTGTTGAGGGTTAGGAGCTAATGCCATTCAGATCGGAGGCACAACGTAAATGGATGAGGGTTAATGATCCAGCCATGGCGAAACGCTGGGAAGCTGAAACACCAAAAGGCAAAGCACTACCAAAGAAGCTCAAGAAAAAGCCCAACACTAAAAAGAGGTCTGCTAAATGATCCCCTCTCCTAATCCTTACCCCCCTCAAACAGCATTAGAGGCACAGATCTGTGTGTCTAGCTTTTGGTGGAAGGGTAACGCCGCCGGCTTGGCTAAACGCTGGGGGATTAGCACTCAAAAACTGGTAACCATTCTGAGGGGCCCCTATGGGCCAGCTTCCCCTTAATTATGGACATTACAAAGACTTTCCAGCCCATAGCCGTCAACTTGATTGATAAGGTTTTTCCTACGGCAATTGTCTACACAAGGAATAGCGGCAGCACATACGATCCAGCAACGGGCACGGTGACTCCTAGCGCTACTGATTACAACATCAAGGCGGGGATCATTGCCACGACCCGTAGTGAACAAGGCGGGGTAGAGGAGATTTATGAAATTACCCTTTATATCCAACACACGGCCTCAGGGTTGCCGCATACCCCGACAACAGCCGACCGGATCACGTATGGCGGCCAGGTTTGGAAGGTAGTTTCAGTTGCGCCTAGTTACCGATCAGCGGGCGAGATCGCATCAAAGATTGTGGCGAGGGCATCATGAATCTGAACCGTTACGGCAAGAAATTAAAGAAGGCAATAAATCAGTCTGTATCTGAGCACTTGCAAAAGACTCACGCAGCGCTGGTAGATGCATCACCAGTAGATACAGGCAGACTCGCTAGCTCTTGGAATATGGGGCATAACACGATGGATCTGAGCACGAAACCAAAGGATTGGAAAGGCGGCCCGGTATTAAACAAATACTCAAAGAAGATCACCGCCGAAGGGAGTTGGTACATAAGCAATAACCTTGACTATGCCTCTATTACTGCATTGGACCCCACAAGGGGTGTTTATGGAAAAGGCGGCAGGGTTGGCGCGTCTATGTGGTTTAGCAATATCGCAACGCAACAGAAACAACAATTCAACACCATTCTTCAAAACAATCTCAACCTAATTCGATGAGCTTTGCCACCATCCGCGCAGTATTTGAGACCAACATTTTGGCCGCGTATCAGGCCATGACGCCTCCGGTTCCGGTCATGTTCCAGAACGTACAGGAGACACCACCGGGAACAGGTGCAGCAACTGAATATGTGATCTTGCAGGTGAGCTTTCCTACTACGACAGCGCCCGTGCTTTGCCTGGAAGAATCCAACATCGAGCTGGTCAGAGGAGCTGTTCAGGTCAATTGCTACACACCCAGAGAACAAGGAATGAAGCGGTTGGAATCCATGGCAGCAGTTTGCATGTCAACGCTGAACACGCTTAAGGCTGCAGACCCGGCAGTGAATGCTTGCGTTGGCGAGATCTCAGGGCCTACGCCATTACTAGACAGCGCTAACCCATTAGCGCAGGTGGTCCTGTCTGCCTCATTCACAGCGAAAGGGTAAACAAAATAAAACCCCTTTATGCCTGCCTAGGCTCAAGGCATCAGTGCCCCCGCTGATAACAACGCCCCCGCTGTTGTTTATCAAAGGCAATCAATGCCAATTTCTTGTAGTAATACGGCCTTAACCGGCCAATCTGGCTCCATTTATTTTGTCCCGGCAGCTACTCAATGGTGCTTAACGGCCAGTGATTTTCCTGCTGGCACTGCCGTCGCTGTGCCTAGTGAGTCTGATTACAGGATTGGAGACCCTGTTGAGTTTGTTGTTGAGGGCACTGCGACCCTTGATACCGCCATAACGGCCTCGACGACTTACTACGTCGTATCACCAATTTCGTCAACATCGGTCACACTCTCCGCCACTAAGGGCGGTTCTGCTTTGACCTTAAATGGCGATGCGGATGATACAGGCGGCGGACACTTCAACATGTCATTTAGTGAGTTTGAGGCCGTCTGCTCGGTGAAAGAATTCTCTCTCGATCTGAGCAGGGAATCGATTGACGTGACATGCTTGCCCTGCGGCGTAAACACTGCGGGTTCTAAGTGGGCACCTTTCAAAACGAAACAGCCAGGTTTTGCAGAAGGCTCTGGAAGTATGTCTATCTACTTCACAGATAATCAGCAAAGTCTTGCCAATAGGCTCTTACAGAATTCGATGCTGCGAGTTCAGGATGGTGCAAAGGTTGAGTTGTTCCTTGATACCGTATCTAATGGTGCAACCCCTGCAGCCCCTGACCTTACTGCCTCTCTATTCATTGCGGCTGACATCAGCATTGAAGGGATGAGTTTAAGCGTCAACACCGACGATGCAACGGTAGGGGAGCTGACTTACAGCATCTCTAACCCGACCAACGTTCTTGGCGCTGATATGAGCTAAGCGGTTTAATTGATTTATCCCCATGATTGACCCTGCTTTGGCGGGGTCTTTTTTTGCCTAGTGTATTGATGCCGCTAATGGCGCGGCAGGGATGGGAGGGGGGATGAGTGAAGGCATTGCCCCTTTCGCCTGCGTAACAGCTAGAGTTTTAGCCAAGCCATTAAATCAGTTCCATGCCAGCGCCGATCCGTCAAATAGACCGACTGATTAAGTACGCGGGAGTCGAAACGAAGATTTTCAAAGAGGTATGGCATAACGGCCAAGACTGGTCTTTTTATATGCAGCCTTTAACGATTGCGGATAAACAAAGAGCCACTAAGAATTCTGATGGGGGAGATTCTCAGGATTTTGCTTTGCATCTCCTTTGCTCTAAAGCATTAGATGAGGATGGGCAGGCCCAATTCAACGCTGCCGCTGATCTCCCAAGGCTTAGGAATATTGTTCAAGCAGCTTGCCTGGATAAGTTGATGCTTGCGATTTTGCAGGATGGGGAAGAGGTGGAGGAAGAAACCGACATGAAAAGTTCTAGCGCGGCAACTACGAGAGAAAAACGGGCTGGTAGCTGAGCTAGTTGTTGCTAAGGAGCTGGGGTTAACGCTTGGCCAGCTCCGCCGAGAGATGACGTATGAAGAGGTGCATTTGTGGCTGGTGTTTTTTGAGCTGCAGAATCAAGAGCGCGAGAAGTCGATGAATGCTGCCAAGCGGCGGCGATAGAATCTAGTTACGCCTGCGTATAAGGAATTGGCTGTAGAGACCCTGGTTCTAAAGCTGCAAGCGCCTACGCGAAAGCTAGATCAATTTCAGCAGTCATTAAACAAGACTGATGCTGCGGCGAGCAGAGTCAAGGGCAGCATGCCTAAGGCATCAAACGCAATCAAGCAGACGGGGCGGGCTGCTACTTCTGCCCAGGCCGGCGTTAATGGTTTTGGTGCCGCGTTAAAGAGCGCAATTTTGCCTCTTGTTACTTTGACGGCTGCGGTGTCGTTGTTTAACAAGAGCTTGCAGGTAGCAAGTGAAAGGGAAGTTTTGCTGGCGCAGCTAACGAATGGACTCAAGAACCTAGGGGGCACGGCGGCGGATCTTGAGGGACTGGTTAACGCTGCCGACAAGCTTGGCAAGTCAACGCTATTTGATCAGGAAGACTTCACCAGAGCTTTCCAGTTGATGACCTCATTTCAGCGAATTGGGGTTGATTCATACGGGAGAGTGGCGAAGGCTGCGGCAGATGTGGCGACTATTACGGGGCAGGATCTTCGCGGGGCGATGATGCAATTGTCTAAAGCGTTAGAAGATCCAGCACGGCGGGTTACTGATCTGGCAAGAAGTGGAACGGTATTTACCGACCAACAGAAAGAGCAGATAAAAACGTTGCAAGAATCTGGGCGAATGCTGGAAGCACAGAATTTAATCCTTACCGAAATAGAGAAGCAATATGGCGGAGCGGCTGAGGCGGCAGGAGATGCGGGTTTAGCCGGGGCGTTAGATAGTTTGGGGGAGGAATTTAGAGATCTTCAAGAAGCCTTAGCAGGATCAGAGGCATTAATGAAACCTCTGATAGGTCTGATAGATAAGTTCACCTCATCAATAAGTGAAGCTAACAAGGTTGTAGAAGAGGCTGATCATTTCTTGGACGGGCTGAGCCGAGTATTTAACGGGGTTGGTCTCGGTTCCGAGCATGCGTCTATTGGTATTGATTCTTTCCATAACGCAATCATTAATGCCATTCCAGGGCTGGGCGTCATGCTCCAGACGCTGGGGCAAATGCGTAACGCCATGAACTGGATCGGCGATAAGTTTGCTGGCCAGCGCAACTTCGGCAATGATTACGCCTCACAAGAAAAGGAGCTATTCAAGAAGGCTGGCGGGTGGTCTCCTTACGATCAGAAAACACCTGAGACAAAAGACAAGCCCCTGACATCACCTCCACCGGTCGGAGGAGTAGGCGGCGGGGCGGCGGCGGCTGAGAAGGCACGGACGGCTGAAAAAGAGAAGCAAGAGCGGCTAATCAAATCAATGACAACCTCTCTAGAGAGGGAGTTCAAATTAAAGACTTCGCTGACGGACTATGACAAGGAGACGTTAAAGATTCAATTCAGACATGCAGACATCAGAGAAAAGTTAAAAGGAATCGAAGACGAAATAACCAGAGCGAAGCTTGAGGGCTTGAATACTGCCATCAAGGAGAATGCGTTAGCGGATGCGTTAGCGAAGAAAAAGGGCAAGGAAGCCGAAGAGGCAAGGAAGAAAGAAGAGGCCAGAAAGAAGGCATTGGAAGATGCAAAGGGGCCAGTTGAAAACTATATGGATCAGCTAGAAGCAGAGCTAAAAGATACGGAGTCTATGATCGTTTCGCTTGCTCAGACAGTTGAAACAGAACTGGCAAGCTCCATGAGTTCTGCTGTAACGGGATTAATCACCGGAACGAAAACAGCACAAGAGGCGTTCTCTGAGATGTTCGCAAATATTGGAAAGGCGTTCATTGATATGGCGACCCAGATGATCGCCAAGGCGTTGATCTTGAAAGCGCTTGGCGTTCTGAGCGGCGCCTTTGGTGGCGGTGGTGGTATCACCGCAGACGAGGGCCTTAGCTCTGGCTTCTCAATGGGAAGTGGTTTGGCTAAGAAGATGGCCGATGGCGGCTACGTCTCAGGCCCAACTAACGCAATTGTTGGTGAGGGTGGCCAGTCCGAGTACGTGATCCCAGCCTCCAAGATGGGTGGTGCAATGGATCGCTGGAACTCAGGCGCTAGAGGAGAGGATGTAATTCCATCTGGATCTGAGGGTTCGAGTCAATCCGCTGGAGGTGGTGGTGGCGGATCCGTTGATGTCAATTACAACGTGACTCAAATCAACGGAATGAACTTCGTCACTGAGGAACAGTTCCAAGTTGGTATGGCCAAAGCAGCAAAACAGGGAGGCCAGATGGGGTCTGCCATGGCTCTGGGCAGACTGCGGAATAGCCCTTCGACTCGTAGGAAGGTGGGAGTATGACAACCCTAAGCATTGGCCATTATTTACGGTTTTACAACGACGCCGGGGGATTGGCTCACGCTTTCCAGAACTTCTATCTAAGTGAAAACGTCACCCATCAGGGGGTTGATTATTCGTTTGTCCCGTTCGGGTTTAGTGGCATGAGTACAAGCCGGCAGGGGGATCTTTCGCCGGCAACACTGGTCTTTCCCAACACCGCTCTTTCTCGTGGTTATTTAGACGAGGCTTTAAGAGGAGGGGTCGACACTGCAAGTAATTACGGGCGCCTGCCTTACGTCGGAGAGGTAGATGTCAACATCTTGAATCCAGATACACGAGCAGTTACAACAACGCTTCTGACGTACACGGGGTCTAGCACTGCCGGCGGCTGGAACGACACCCAGTTGACAGTGGAATTATCCAGCGTTTTGGATGCAGTCACCGGAGACGTACCAACCCGAACGCTCCATCGTGCCCTGGTTGGAGGCTTGCCAACTACTGGAAACATTCAATTGCGCTGATGGTGGACTTGGCGGATCTAATCGGTACGCCTTACGTCTACGGCGAAACAGATTGCATTCATCTTGTTTTGACTGCCCTGGATCGTATGGGAATAGACGCCCCAGAACTAAACCGCGGCTGGTATGAAATGCCCCCGCGAAAATGGGGAAGGGATTTAATCCGTTGGGGAAGGCGTATTAGTACGCCTGCTTACGATGGGGATGTAATTGTTTGCCCCGATCCGGTCGGGTTCTCTGTTGTATGGAAAGACGGGGCCCTTCTGATATGCAAAGCACGGCAGGCAGTGCATTGGTTGCCCCTTTCACTTATGAGCAACCTTTACTCCCATACGAAAGACACCTCATCGAGATACTCGGTATTTCGGAGCAGGAATATAGAAAGTTTGCCGAAGAGATAGCAGTCAAAGGCCGGCGGCGTGCGGCTGAATATGACCACATCCCAGACATTCGCTGTGATCCGGTTCTTACGCCAATTCTGATCAACCTGGCGATTGGCGCTGTTCTTACCGGGATCTCAATGTTGTTGGCTCCAAAGCCACCATCACTAGACAACGATGACGGGATCACCCAACGAAACTTAGGAGATCAAAAAGGCCGCACTCGGTTTAATCAGAGCATTGGTTTTGATGGAGCGCCACAGCTCGCCACGATGGGCAGCCGTATCCCGTTGCTCTTCGGACGGTATGAAGAAAACGATCCAGACAGTGATGTAGAAGGCCAGATAATGCCAAGCGGCGGGCTCTTAGCAGAACCTCTATTGGTGTGGTCTCGGATGACAAGCAACGGGAGTTATCAATCAATCCGGGCTCAGATGGTGATAGGCAATAGCAAAGTAAGTACTCCTCCTGAGTTGCCGGGAATCTTTATTGGTGGCCAGCCCATCGATAACATTTATTCCGCCAACTATGCCGTGGCATGGAGCAGCCAGAACGGCAAAAACATCATGAGATTAGCTGATGTTTTATATGGGCAGATGCAGCAAGGAGATTGGCCGGCAGGAATATTTAACTGTGCAACCTTTGCCGGATTTAACGAGGCGGGGTTCTCGATGGCACTAACCCCAGCAAATACTCGTTCATTTGGTGTGTATCAGCCCCTTCCTAATGGTGGCCGCTGGTCTGTTAATTGGAGGGTTGTTTCAATCCCTCGGGGAAATGACAATAACGGCGACCCAGACAGGAGACTGCAAAATGAAAGGCGGAAGATTGCGGGAAGGAATGCCGACGCGATAAATAAGGGAATGAACGGAACCGGGCGAGCTTATAGCCCTAAATGTGGAGTAGTGAGCGTTAACGGGGTTGGCTACACCGAGCCAACCGAATTAGAAGTTAACTTGGGCGACACGATCACTTATCAGATAAACGGTGGAAGCTTCATAGGACAAGGGGACTTTGATGCAGAGTCAGGCGTTAATGCTGACGATTTAGAAGATACCTGCAACAGCATTAGAGAACGAGCGGATTCTCTTTTGCGATGGGGAGAAATATTTATGATTTATCGTTCCATCTTCAGGGTAACGTCACGCCCTGCCGACGTTTGGCAACCTGGGAAGGATTTTAACTATCAATTGACTTGCATTGATTTTATTGGGAATAACAGAACTATTGGTGTAATAGGAACGAACAATCTCAACAGCTTCATTCTGTGGGAGGGAGGAGACGTTGAGCCTGATTTGACAAAGTACAGGGGATCAAATTGGTTCAATTTATGCAAAGTAGATATTGCTCAAGTCAAGAACACGCGACCCACTGAGGTGACAGAACTGGGGATTAAATCCCAGGTATGGCAACAGGCAAACGGCTTGTGCAACTTCAGTAATATCCCCGACCCGTCTCGGCTAGAGCACGACGACTGGCACCGCATACAGGTTAATGCGGGGGCAATGAACTTATATCTTCCGCGTAGCAGCTTCTTTGTTCTTGCAGTCCGTAACCCCAACAGTCCAGTTGGTGTCGACTCACAGGGAACTGACACATCACCCGGCGTGCAAGGAACCACGGTAGATGGCTTCGAGATCTTGTGGAACGTGGTGTTCTGTGTAAGGGGCAATAGCCCTGTTGATGCCTATAACTATATCCGCATTCAGCATCCTCAACTAGAGGCTTATGAGTACAGGTTGATTCCGAAAGATAGCAGAGATGTAATCGACACGAAGAACACAAACCCTCTCACTACTTATGTGCTAGACCCGACTGCGCCGCTGCGTTCGGTGACAATGAATACAAGCTATTATGGCACCTTTCGGCTGGAATTTGGGGCTGCTCTTCTCCCTGTAGAGGATTTACTTGTAGCGCCTTGGATGCAGGCCGGCGGCCAGGAAAGGATGATAACTAGGCTAGATTGTTCGGCTACTGGGCTTATCCATACGGGCAATCACTCGGTAGATTCAAGCAGGAATGGTGGCAGGGAGCAAGCATTTTGGGAATGCATTTTAGGTAATCTTTGGGGAACTGGAATGCCAGCCTCTCAACATGCCAGGAATGGTGATGTTCGTACTCGTCAATTCAACATAGACGTTGACTCTAGCGTGCGAATAACGATGGGAATTACGGGCACATGTATTCTGATGGATGAATCCTGGAAGCCACGCAACGGGACGAGAAAACTATGGAGAATAGATAATATCTGGGTTAAATCTTCCACTGGTGGGGTGAGGGAAGGGCAGAAGGTGCATAAATTTATAGGGCCGAACTCCACAGGCACTCCTCCACCTTCTAGCACTGGCTATGGCGCCCATTTTGGAGTTACCTTCACAGATCAAGCTTTTGAGATTACTGGCGTTTCATGTCAACAAATAACTGAAGACGCAGCCGGTACACGCACATTCGAGTGGAACGCACAAGCGAAAGAGCGCAGTGCTTATTCAGAGTTGCGTAAATCCTGCGAGTCTGCGCCAGAGCATCAGATCGTTTATATAAACGAAAGCCAAGCCAATGCTTCCCCGGCTACCTATCCAGAGTTAACGATGCTGGGAATCAAGCTGCGCTCACTTAATCAGGTGAGCACGTTTAACCAAGTTCAAGTTTGGTTGCCCAATGGAATGGATGTAAAGCGATTAGTTGAGAACGATGTTGGACCGTCAAATAATTTTGCTGATGTTGTTAACTACCTATTAACAGAGACAGGAGCAGGACTGGGCGGCGAAATTGGTTCAAAGCTTATAGACAAAAAGAAGCTGAGTGCAACAGCGAGATTTCAGCGAAACTACTGGATGCGTTACGACGGCGCCATTTCGGATCGGGTAAACATCCGTGATTACCTTACGTCTATTGCTCCTTTATTCCTTACAAACTTTGTTGTTGCTAATGGCAAGTTTGCTTTAGTTCCTGGGTTACCTGTTGATTCAGCCGGTCAACTTATTACCGGGCCTGTTCCTATTGCTCAATACTTTAATGACTCAAACATAATTGAAGGATCGTTTGATCTTGAGTATCTACCTCAAGGTGATAGGCGCAAGTTTAGAGCCGTAATGAAATACAGGCGTTGCAAGAGGAATGCTCTGGTAGAGACAGAAACAGTGTTAGTTGAGTGGGACGAACCGCAAGCAGGTTCAATCAATCAGGAGGATTACGACATGAGCGCGTTTTGCACTAGGCGTAGTCACGCAATGGTTGCGGCTCGGTACTTGCTGAGTATGCGTCGCCGTGTTGATCACACAATCTCATTCCAGACATTGCCTGCTGGTTTGTCCCTATCGCCGGGGGATTACATCCGCTTCGATAGCGCGGCCTCTCCTTATACGGCGCTGGCTAATGGGGTCGTTAAAGCTGATGGTTCGATCTTGTCGGCGTCTCCCCCTCCTGATGGCTCACATTTTGCCTATGTCTACAGACAAGGCTCAACAGAGGTAACTGAGGAAACCATTGAGATAGCTGATGGGCAAGTTGCTGATCCTGATCTGGTTGGGGCTTTGTTCAACGTGCCCAAAGCGGCAAACCCAACAACCCCACGACATGGCGTCTATTTAGTGGAGGAAATTTCGCTAACCGAGGAAGGTCTTGTCGATATAACAGCTTCTCACTTCCCTGTTGACGCTGCGGGTGCCTCTACGATTGTGGCAGATGTTCTCGACCGCAGTCGTTTTAAGGAGGTTGATTGATGGCTTTCCCAAGTGATATTTCGCCTAGTGGACGCTCTTACTCTTCTGGAAACTATCCATCCAAGGCGTATAACGCTCAGGACGGCGCTGAGGTGCGGATCCTCTACGGCAATAAAAGAATAGGGGCGTCTTTACAGTTGGTTTACAACAACCTGACCGACACCACAGCCCAACTATTTCTGGATCATTACGACGAGATGAAGGGCACGTTTATTCAATTTTCAGTGGGTGGCAATGCACTAAGAGCTGGATGGACTGGAGCGGCAGATGCGCTTAATGCTCCGGCTGGCACGTCTTGGAGATATGCCGATGAACCGCGGCTAGAATCTATTTATCCTGGCCGTTCTTCTGTGACGGTCGATCTTGTTGCGGTTTCGATCTGATGGCTTACTACTCGGGACCTAATGGACAGTTACTAATAAATGGACAGATTGCGGGTCAAGTAAGGAGTTGGGCATTCAGCACGACTGTTGCGAGTCTCGATACCACCTCGTTAGGAGATACGGATTCAACTCTGGTTCCCGGGCTTAGGTCCACTAGTGGAACTTGTTCTGTCTTTTATCACCAGACGCTGCCTGGTTCGGGTGGTAGTGCATCGACCCTGTTAACCAACATCATTCACGAGAGGTTGGTAGGAGACACGCCTGGTGTTGCACCTCATACTGTTCCCATCACTCTTCGATTAAAGATTGCTGATGGCAGTATTGGCGGTAGGTATGTGGAAGGTGAGGTACTTATTACTCAGGCGTCTATGTCAATGTCTCAGAGTGAAGTTACTGCAGCAAACATAGGGTTTAGCTTTAACGGAGCACCAACCGGGGTGGTGTTATGACAAGCGGGATATATTTAGGTGATACGGGAACAGTCGAGATCAAACGGACGAGCCTGAATGCCCCTCTTTCGTCAGATTTAGACGCTGCTGATGTTAATGTTTCTCTAAAGCGGTTTTCATTTGATTTTGATTCTGGAGCGTTAATAACAGGCGACCGAGTACACATATACACGGAAGATAAAAGCACTCTACAGCTAGTGGCGGGTCATAACTACCCAGACTGGGCTGGCTATATCAGCATTAATGAGGCGGGCGGCATTCGGTTGTTTGATACATTCTCTGAAGCAATAAATGGAGAACTGAGCGATGCTTTAACCCTTACGGCGCCTACCAGTACACAGCAAATTCTGGTTGCTACCTCAAACGATGATTATAGGTTTGTCTCTAAAATACAGAACTACCAGTTTACGACCAATCGGGAGGCAGTAGACCTAACGAGTCTAGGGGATGAGTTTAAGCGCAATTACGCTTCTGGTTTGATTAGCGGGCAAGGATCACTCGATTGCTTTTGGGAATACGAGAGGCGCCTTTGCACTAACGACTGCACATCTCAATATGAGATTTCTCAATATTTTGCAGAGTTAGTTATTCGTATGCAGCAAGGCAGCAGCTTTGCTGGTCGGTTCAACCTATACACAGATGTGAGTGAGTCTGTTTGGTGGGATGTTCCGGTTTGCATAGTTACTAATGTTTCAATGGCATTTGAGCCAGGGGTTCCTATCAGAACCCGAATTGATTTTGTAACATCTGGCGAGATCCGAATGAAAATAGGGCGCCTTCCTGGTTTCTTAGTCCAAGAAGACACTGACCCACTCTTGCAGGAGGATCTAGGCCGCATTGAACTAGAGGACGATTAAGCCTAACGAGGGGGAATAGACTGGCCTTAATACTATTCGCCACAGCATGGCAGACCTAAAAATTAGTCAACTGCCACCCTTGTCAGGGTCGTTACTGCAGGAGACTGATCCTGTAGCTGTAGCAGACTTAAGCGCGAGCGAGACCAAGAGTCTCACCGCTGCCCAGCTTGCCTTGGGCATTGCGCCAATGTTCCCTGCGGGCAGCATCTCTAACACTGCAGTAGATGCAATCCCGTCTGGTTCGATAACGACCACGGAGTTAGCGGCTGGCGCGGTAACAGCCCCTAAGCTCGCTGACAACAGCAGTGGTGTGGTCGCGACAGGCTCACCGGGGGATGGGGATTTTATTGGTCAAGTAAGGCGAGATAACGAAAACGGGCATTCGTATATCTGGACGGGCTCAGCATGGTCTGATCTGGGCAGTTCTATTTACACCTTGTCGGCTGGCAGTGGTTTGGTTGACGTAACGCCTGTTCAGACGGGTGGAAACGTGGTGCTAAATACCACGCTTGACAACACGACGGTTGCGGCGCAATTCCTTGCCGGCCCAACCAATGCCGCAGGGGTAGTTGGCTACAGGGTGATTGCGCCTGATGACCTGCCGACTGCAGGAGGCACAAAAGGTGCTGTTTCAGTGTCAGGCGATGGCCTTCGGATGGATGGCTCGCAGCTAGAGATTGACAACGACATCACGTTGACAACAACATATTCGCTTTGCACAGTTAATGCCAAGGGCTTGGTAACAGCATATCGCCCTGTCGCAGCGGGTGATTTACCTCTGGCAACTGTTGAGACGGCGGGGGCGGTAACTGTTGGAACTGGTTTGGCAGTTGATGGAACTGGAGTAATCAGCCTCATCAATCAAGACACTACTGGAACCTTCACGAAGGTGACGGTTAACACCTATGGGGTAGTTACAAGCGGGACCACGCTGATCTCAACTGATATTCCTAGCCTCCCCGCAGAGATTCTTACCAGTGGATCTCTAGATACTGCCAGGATTGCAGATCATGCATTGGAGAGAAAAAAACTAGATGATTACTCGATTTCTTTTATTCAGGAGGCATCACCGGGCACAGGGGATGCAAGCCTTTTTACCGGCTGCTTGTGGTTTCAAGAATCAACCGCGCAACTGCGCATGTGGAACGGGAACGCTTGGACCCCGGTAGGTTTCGGCCGATTGTCTGCTGATAACTTGAGGTTTGGCGGCACGATTAACGCGAGCACCGGATCCATAACTGGTGTTACTCAGGCGGGAACCACGGGGGGCTTGGTTATTGGTCAGGCTCTCCCGGCTGCCACTGACATTCTCGGTGGTTTGTATGTTGTTGTTGATGTCGCTGGCAATGTAATAGCAGCTACCCCTGGCGTTTCTTATGACGCAGGTGACTGGGTGTTGTGTGTTTCTCTAGCGGAAGGCTGGGTAAGGATTAACACCATTGGCGGCGGTGGCGGCAGTAGTTACGACCATTTGAGCGACCTGCTCGATGTAAGCATTGCCAACCCCGTAGAAGGAGATATTTTGGTTTATGGCAGCAATGCCCTATGGGATAACGTCAGCATGCTTGATGGGGGCACTTATTAACCCTCCTTAGGAATAAGTAGACTTGGAGCACCTCCGAATGTGAGGTGTTCTCCGCCAGGTATTGGCAATGGCTACACGTATTAAGCTCAAAAATTCAACAGTTCTAAACAATGCGCCAACCACTGCGGATATAGCCGTAGGTGAGCTGGCCCTTAATTGCAACTCGGGCAGCCCGGCTGCTTATATCCAGGACTCAGACGGCAACATTGTCCAATTAGCAGGGCCTGGCTCTGAACCAGATGCGTCAGAGACAGTTAAGGGCATTGCTCAAATCGCAACGAGCGCACAAGTAACAACGGGAACGGATGACACAACAATCGTTACGCCTGCGAAGTTAGCGGCAGCGATACCAGCCGCGCAAGATCTGCAATCAGTTTGCAATGAAGGAACAACAACAACAACAGGTGCCACGTTCGGTGGTGATCTAACAATCAATACTGATGCATTGTTTGTTGATGCGTCAGCGAAGAAAGTGGGGATTGGCAATGCAAGTCCAATATTTACGACTGACATTTTATCTGGCACTGCTAATACCAATGCAAATACCAATAACCCGTCTCAATTAAGCGTAACTGGTCCAAACAAGTCTTTAACTGCTGGTGGAGCAACTGTTTTCATT